CGCTGCCAGACGGCTGGACGTTCGAGCAGCTGAAGGCAGAGCAGCCTACGACGCAGTTCCCGTCGTTCGTGCGTCAGATTCTCGGCGAGCTGGGGCGCTGCATGAATCTGCCGTTCAACGTCTGTGCTCTCGACTCGTCGTCATACAACTATGCGAGCGGTCGCATGGACCACCAAATCTACGCGACGACTCAGCGGGTCATGCGTGACGATCTTGAGCGTGTGATGCTCGACCGTCTGCTTGCGGCTTGGGTCAACGAAGCCACGCTTGCCGGTGTTCTGCCGGAAGGCGTCCCGCCGTTCTCGGAGTGGGATTGGTCGTGGCAGTGGGACGGCAAAGAACACGTCGATCCTGCCAAGGAAGCCAACGCCGCAGAGACACGCCTGCGGACGCACACGACCACGCTGGCGAGCGAATACGCCAAGGCTGGCAAGCAGTGGGATGTCGAACTGCGTCAGCGCGCCGCCGAAGTGGCGTTGATGAAGGAACTCGGACTCTGGGTCGATCTCACGCCGGAAGTGAACTACGGCGGGCAGCTTGACGAGAACGGAGACCCCGTAGAGGAAAACCAATGAACGCAATCAAGCTCGATTCTGGCGTCACGTTCCTGCAAGCCGCCGAAGGCGATTCGGCACCGGCTGGCAAGAAGTTTCGCATCGTCGCCTACACCGGCGCACCGATCCGGCAGGGCTGGAGCCGTGAGCCGGTCGTGATCGACATGGCTGGGATGCAGATGCCGGCGACTGTGCCGGTCGTGCTTGGGCACGACTACTCGCTTGGCTCGATCCTCGGGCAAGGTCGCCCGTTCATCGAAGCTGGGCAGTTGATCGTTGAAGGCGAGATCCTCGCTGACAACGACAACGCACGCCAGGTGATGGCGCTCGCCGCTGCCGGCTACCAGTTCCAGGCGAGCGTGGGCGCTGACGTTCGTCGGCACCAAAAGATCGACGCCGAAGGCGTCACAACCGTCAACGGTCAGGCTCACGTTGGGCCTGTTCGAGTGGTCAAGGCTTCGGCACTCCGAGAGACGTCGTTTGTGACGCTCGGCGCTGACGGGGCCACGACCGTATCAATCGCAGCCGAAGACGCTGCCGAGGAGGTTCCCATGGCGGATGACGCCAACCAGAAGCCTGCCGACGTCGTTGAGACGCCGGTGGAAGTCACGGCGAGCGTCGCCGTGGAGACCAAGCCCGAAGTCGATCACACCGAAGTGATCGCGTCTCTCACGAAGAAAGTCGAACAGATGGAAAAGCTGATCGCCACCCGCGACGAGCGTCCTGCGGCTCCTGCCGTTCACATGGCGCAGCCGACCGCTCGCACGCCCGAAGTCATCGAGGCAGCGTTCGCCCTCCAAGGCGGCCTGCCGAATGTCGAGAAGCAGTACGACGCCAAGACCCTCGAAGCCGCTGGCAAGATCCAGCGGACCACGAGCCTCGGCGAAGTGCTGCTCTCGGCTGCTGAGGAAGGCGGCTACGTCGGTCCTCGCCGTGTGTCGGCTGCAACGCTGCGTCCGATCCTCGCTGCTGCGTGGGCGACCCACAGCATCAGCGGCATCCTGTCGAGCACCGTGAACAAGTTCCTCCTCGCTGGCTTCAACGGCGTTGAGAGCTCGTGGCGGTCGATCTCGTCTGTGCGAAGCGTGAACGATTTCCGCAGTGTCACGAGCTACCGGCTCAACGGCGGGATGAAGTTCCAGAAGGTCGCCAACGGCGGCGAGATCAAGAACTCTGGCTTCAGCGATGAGAGCCGGACGATCTCGGCGGAGACCTACGGCATCATGACCAGCGTCACTCGCACTGACCTGATCAACGATGACCTCGGTGCCCTGACTGCCGCGCCTCAGCGGTTGGGTCGTGGCGGCGCTCTTGCTCTGAACGATCTGTTCTGGGCTTCGTTCCAAGACGATTCGACGTTCTTCACCACGGGTCGTGGCAACAAGAAGAACACCGCCGGTGCTCTCTCCCTCGCGAACCTCAAGGCCATTGCCACGATGTTCCGCAAGCTGAAAGACCCGGACGGCAACCCGGTTGCTGTCGATCCCCGCGTGCTGCTCGTTCCGGCTGATCTGGAACTCGCTGCGGCTGAGATCATGGGCTCGTCGCTCTTGGTCGGCGGTTCGTCCGCTGCCCCGGATCGCAACGTGCTCGCCGGTCGGTATCAGGTCGTCTCGACAAGCTACCTGTCGAGTGCCGAGGACTACTACCTGCTTGCGTCTCCGGCTGATCTGCCGGTGATGGAAGTGGCTTTCCTCAACGGCGTCCAGTCCCCCATCGTTGAGACGGCGGAAGCCAATTTCAACGTCTTGGGTGTCGAGATGCGGGGTTACTTCGACGTAGGTGTGGCGAAGGCCGAATACCTCGCCGGCGTGAAGGCTGACGCTTCGTGATCTGACAAACCGTGACCGCCGGGCGGGAGCCTAAGCCCGCCCGGCGGCATGATTCCAAACAAACCCATTTCCCAGAAAGTAGGTGATCCTAATGGCTTCTTATTCTCAGGCTGGCTGTCTGATCGACTACACGCCTTCGGCTGCTGTTGCCGCTGGCGATGTCGTCCTTCTCGCTGATCTCGTGACCGTGGCCCCTCGTGCAATCGCCGCCAACGCGCTGGGTGCGGTGTCGGTTGATGGCGTGTGGAGCATCGCCAAGGCTTCGGGCGCTGTCTCGCAGGGTGCGCTCCTTTACTGGGACGCCACCAACAGCGTCGTCACCACCACTGCCAGCACGCACAAGCGGGCTGGCAAGGCCGCTGCTGCGGCTGCGTCGGGCGATGCGTCGGTGATGGTCATCCTCAACGTCGGTTGATTCCCGTCCCACTGCAAGCCGCCGGCGGCAGCGTTCATCCTTTCCGCGCCGCCGGCGGTCTTGTAGTCAGAGGTGCCTATGTCCGATCTACTCGCCACCGGTGCAGCATGGCTCGCCGGCCAGTTGTCGGCGGGTGCGTCGCGGTCTGTCCGCTACTCTCGCGGCGCAGACTTTGGCAGTGTTCTCGCAACCATCGGCACCAGTCGCTTTGAGTCGCAAGGCACGAGCGGCGTTGTGGAGATGTGGGAATCTCGGGACTTCGTTATCAAGGCTGGCTCGCTGCCGTTTGGCGAACCACTGCGACACGACAAGATTGTGGAGACGCTCAACGGCGTTGATGTCACCTACGAAGTGACCAGCCCGCGAGGCGTGCCGGTGTTTCATTGGGGCGACGCATTCCGGCAGACGGTGCGAGTTCACACGATTGCCACTGCCGAGGCGTCGCAGGTCGCTCCGACGCTCAGGCGTCGCTTCTGGGGCTCGTTTGCTGCCACGACCATCACTGACCAACAGATCGCGGCAAGCCTCGCTAATGACCTCGGCGGCTCTCGGGCACAGTCCCGCACGATCACCGCACAGACTGCGTATATCTACGTCGTTCTGCCGACGAGTTTCGGCGTTCCTGTCTTCGCCGTCAGCGGCTTGACGTCCTCGGCGTGGGAGACCACGACCAGGTCGATCACGTTCACCGGGCAGGCGGCACAGAGTTACGGCATTTACCGCTCCACGTATCCGATCACCGGCACCGTCAACCTTGTGGTCACATGACGCAAATCAAGGGCACCAACGTACTCGCGCCGGTCGTGCCATTCGACACGACAGATACGCACGCATCGCACGAGGCTCTGTACGGCAAGGGCGGCTATCGCAGCGTAGCCGACGCGGGCGAGAGAGACGGAATCCCGCAGTTGCGGCGGGAAGCCGGGATGCTGGTCTGGGTGATCGACGCACAGAAGGCGTGGCGGCTCAACGCCAACCTGACCACATGGACTGAAGTCACGGCAATTAACGAACCACAACTCTTAGACGGGGGCAACTACTGACATGGCGAACACCATTCGCATCAAGCGGTCCACAGGATCGGCGGCACCGACGACGCTGCAAAACGCAGAGCTTTCCTATAGCGAAGGCGTGGCCGGCGGCGGCACGCTGTTCATTGGCGTTGGCACGGGCGGTGCTGGCGGGTCTTGCACCAGCGTCATCGCAATCGGTGGGCCTTCAGTGTATGCGTCCAAAAGCTACGTGGACTCTGCCGTAGCTGCCGTGGATGTCTCGTCGCAGTTGGCGAACTACCTTCCCCTGACGGGCGGCACGATCTCCAGCAACCTGACGGTCACGGGCAGCCTCACGGTCAACGGCACGACCACGACGATTTCCAGCACGACGCTGGCCGTCGCTGACAAAAACATCGAGCTTGCGAAGGTCACAAATCCAACCGACACGACCGCCGATGGTGCTGGCATCACGGTCAAGGGCAGCACGGACCACACTTGGAACTGGGTTGATGCCACGGACGCTTGGACGTCGAGCGAGCACATCGACGTCGCCAGCGGCAAGGCGTACTACATCAACGGCACGTCTGTCCTGTCGTCGTCCACGCTCGGGTCTGGCGTCACTGCGTCGAGCCTGACGAGCGTCGGCACCATTTCTAGCGGAACGTGGCAGGGCACTGCGGTTGCTGTTGCACACGGCGGCACTGGAGCTACCACTCTGACAGGGTTGGTCAAGGGGAACGGCACAAGCGCTTTTTCGGCAGCGGTGGCCGGAACTGATTACCTCGATCCCAACAGCACGCTTGACGGCGGCACGTACTGACCGAGCCGGTCTGAAAACAAGAACATCCGGCGACAATGCCGCAACGAAGGACGTGACGCATGCCGACGTTTTCTCAGCTTCCTGGCGACCTAACGGTTGAGTTCGTGGTCGCTGACGAAGTCAACTTCACGCTTGACCTAGACGTGGACGTGACGGGCTATCAGTTCACGGCTGGCGTCTACGTCGTCTCCACCAACGGCTTCTTCGGTGGTGGCGGCGGCACGATCAATGCGGTCGGTGCCACGGCGATCACGCCAACCATCACGGTAGTGAATGCTGCCGCCGGCACTCTGTCGTGGGGTGCGAGCGAGGCGCAGACAATCACGCTATCGCCAGCCATTCGCTATCGGCACTGGGTTCGCTACGTGACTCCTGCCGGCGTGACTCGTACGGTCGTCAGCGGTGACTTCATCCCGAAGGCTCCATGAGCGTCATCAACGTCACAGTTACGAACGCCGGTGCAGCGAACGTCTCCGTGTCAAACGGATCGACGGTCAATGCGACGGTCGGCAATGGCGGTGCGGTCAATGTTTCGCTCGGCACGATCTCGCCTGGCAACGCCACGGTCGTGAGCGGCACGCTGACGATCAACAGCACGACAACGCTCGCTGCGGGCACACCTGCGTATGTGAAGAACGACGCAGGCACGGCATACGCTGCCAAGCTCGACATCGGCATCCCCGCCGGCCCGGCGACGAATGTGGTCGTAGGGAATACGACCACACTTGCCGCTGGCAGCAATGCGACCGTGAGCGGCACGGCGAACGGATCGACGCTGACGCTGGCGTTCGGGGTTCCCGCTGGCACGCCGGGGACGAACGGAACCAACGGCATTACGCCGACGTTCTCAGCTTCCGCCACGACGCTCTCCGCTGGCTCCGATGCCACAGTCACGGCGACGACGAGCAACGGTGGCGCGAACGTCGCCCTGGCGTTTGGCATCCCGCAGGGTGCGGCTGGCTCTGGCGGCGGCT